CCATGTTATCGGAAGCAGTTGTGCGTTTTCAGTCCGAAGCCATTATGGAAACATTTCCGGCAAGTGGCCCAGTAAAGACGCAAATTATTGGCAAAGAAACAGTAAAGAAAAAAGAAGCATCAATCCGCGTTTCTGAGGATATGAATTATAAACTCATGGACGAGATGACGGAGTATCGCCCAGAGCATGAAAAGTTATTATGGAATCTTCCTTTAGCGGGTTCTGCCTTTAAGAAAGTTTACTACGATCCAAGTCTAGGCAGACAAGTTTCAATGTTCATTCCAGCCGAAGATTTTGTTGTTCCTTATGGAGCTTCTAATCTTGATACGGCAGAACGCATGACGCATATTATGCGTAAGACTAAAAATGATATTAAGAAATTAGTTGCCTCTGGATTTTATAGAGATGTAGCGCTTGGCGAGCCAATGGCAGTTCTTGATGATATTGAAAAGAACAAGGCCGAAGAGCAAGGTTTTTCAGCAATCAATGATGACAGATATCGTGTTTTAGAGATGCACGTTGATTATGATTTGCCAGGATATGAAGATAAGATGGATGGCGAAGAGACGGGGATTGCACTACCTTATATCATTACCATTGAAAAAAGCACTGGAAAGGTGCTGGCTATTCGTAGAAATTGGTTAGAGGATGATACATTAAAGTCTAAGCGGATTCACTTTGTTCACTATCAATACGTACCGGGGTTTGGATTTTATGGTTATGGTCTTATTCATCTTATTGGCGGGTATGCCCGTAGTGCTACTACTATGTTACGTCAGCTTATTGATGCTGGCACGTTATCCAATCTTCCCGGTGGTCTTAAGTCCAAGGGTCTCAGGGTTAAAGGTGACGATACCCCAATATCGCCGGGCGAATTCCGAGATGTAGATGTTCCGAGTGGCACGATTAAAGATAACGTAATGCTCTTGCCATACAAGGAGCCAAGCCAAACTTTATCTCAATTGTTTAACCAAATAGTAACTGAAGGTAGAAATTTTGTTTCTGCTGGTGACTTACAGGTATCAGATATGGGCGGTAATGCTCCTGTCGGAACCACCTTGGCTATTTTAGAAAGAACCTTAAAAGTAATGAGCGCCATTCAAGCGCGTCTACATTATGCAATGAAGCAAGAGTTTAAGTTACTCAAGCATATTATTGCCGATTACACTCCAGAAAGTTATGATTATGAACCAGAAGAAGGCAAAGCGTCAGCGAAAAAAGCGGATTATGACGATGTCGAAGTCATACCTGTCAGCGATCCAAATGCGTCTACGATGGCGCAAAAGATTGTACAGTGGCAAGCAGTTATGCAATTGGCGCAACAAGCTCCACAACTCTATAATTTACCGTTCCTCCATCGTCAAATGGTCGAGACTCTTGGTATTAAGAACGCAGCGAAACTTATCCCAATGGCGGATGACCAGAAACCGGCGGACCCAGTCACGGAAAACCAAAACATTCTCATTATGAAGCCAGTCAAGGCATTTCAATACCAAGACCACGAGTCTCATATTGCAGTGCACCAAGCGGCTATGCAAGATCCTAAGATTATGGCTTTATTACAAAGTAATCCACAGGCTCCACAGTTGCAAGCAATTATGATGGCGCACATTAATGAGCACGCTGGATTCTTGTATCGCCAGGAGATTGAAAAACAAATGGGTATGGCATTACCTCCTCAGAAGATGAACGATATGAATGAGGAAGAAGATGTCAATATGACTCCAGAGGTTGAGTATGCGTTGTCCCAGAAGTTAGCTCAAGCTGCTAATCAGTTACTCCAGCAGAATAAACAACAGGCAGCTCAGCAACAAGCTCAACAACAAGCGCAGGATCCAATTATTCAAATGCAACAACAAGAGCTCCAGATTAAAGCGCAAGATCAGAAACGTAAGGTTCAAAAAGACCAAGCAGATGCGCAATTAAAGATGAAGCAATTGGATATAGAAGCAAAACGAATTGAGTCTCAGCAAAGAATTGCGGCAGGGCAGATGTTAGCCAAGGGGACAATGGATAAACAGAAATTAAAATCCCAACAAGTGCAAGCGGCAGGCAAAATTATGGCGGATATGGTCGGAAAAGAACAACAAAATACCCACAACATTGCTAACAAAGCATTAGATCATATGTCTAAACGTGAAATTGCGGCACAACAAGCTGGGCATCAAGAGGATTTAATTGCAAAACAAGCATCCGCTCAGCCTAAAAAGGAAACTAAATGACCGAATATGAGTATCTCTGTATTGAATTACAGAAGAAAATAGAAGGAAAATCAGCATTCATTGCCGTAGGCAATTGCACCTCTTTTGAGGAATATAAACATGTAGCAGGGGTTATCCGGGGTCTTGCCCTTGCTATTGATTTGATTAAAGACCGCGAGCAAAAACTAAAGGACGATGATGAGTGAGTTATTAATTAGTGACGCAATGGGTAATGTATCTACACTACCTAAAGAGCCAGAAAAGAAAGCAACACAACTTCCAAAGCCAGCAGGATATCACATCTTGTGCATGGTGCCAGAAGCAGAAAAAGAGTTTGAAAGCGGTATTTTAAAAGCAGATACCACAATGCATTATGAAGAAGTATTAACTCCGGTCTTATTTGTTGTATCAATAGGCCCCGATGCATATGTAGATAAAGATAGGTTCCCGAGTGGACCGCTTTGCAAAGTAGGTGATTTTGTTTTAATTAGACCTAATTCTGGTTCAAGAGTAAAGATTCATGGCCAAGAATTTAGGGTGATAAATGATGACTCTGTTGAGGCAACAGTAGAAGATCCGAGAGGTATTGCTCGTGCTTGATGAAGAAAAAAAAGCAAGGCGGAAAGCATCTTTAGATAAATATAACTCTTCTGAAAAGCGTAAAGAAACTCAACGACGCTACTACGAAAAGAATAAAGAACTATGCGATGCTAGGGCTCGTAAAAGTCAAGAAAAAAAACCTGATTATTACAAACAAAAAGCAAGGGATTGGCAAATAAATAATAAAGAACGATTTTTAGAAATAAAAAGAGCATCTTATGTTAAAAATTCTGCCATAGAAATTGCACGAGTTCGTAGGCGTCAAGGAAAAATTAAACATGGTGAAATGATAATGAGCCAAGCAGAGCGTGCAGAAGTTCAAGGGTTATATGACTTTTGTAGGATTTTTAAAGGCTTTGAGGTGGATCATATAGTTCCTTTAAATGGGAAAACTGTTTCTGGGTTGCATGTTTTAAACAACTTGAAAGTTATGTTGATTAAAGAAAATCGAAGTAAAAGCAATAAATTATCTGCAGAAATGCAAGCTTAAGGAGAAATAAATGGCAACAGAAGAATTTGGAACAGTAACATTTGAAAATGGAAAGCCAGTTCCGTTAAAAGAAGAATACGGCACTTTTACATTCCCAGATGAGACAAATAATGTAGTAAGCGAACCGGCAGATTTACCGGCAATTGACATTGAAATTGTAGACGACACACCTACAGAGGATAAGGGTCGCAAGCCAATGAAGGAACCGGTAGAAGAAGTTACCGATGACGAGTTGGAAGCCTATGATGAGAAGGTGCAAAAACGGATTAAGAAATTAGGCCGCGGATACCATGACGAAAGACGCGCAAAAGAAGAAGCTATTCGTATGCGTGAAGAAGCTTTGCGAGTTGCCCAGCTTGCCGTAGAAGAAAACAAACGTTTGCAGTCTCAGTTGCATGAGGGAAGCAAGATGTTTATTGATCAAGGCAAATCTAGCGCTGAAATAGAAGTTGCAGCTGCTAAAAAAGCATACAAAGATGCTTATGAGTCTGGAGATAGCGATGCTTTGGTAGATGCCCAACAGAGAATGAACGAGGCAACATATAGGTTAAATCAAGTTGCTAATTTGCGCCCAATTGAAATCCAAGAAAAAAAATATGAGATTCCAAAAGCCAAAGTACAAGATTCAAAACTAGAAGGTTGGGTAGAAAATAACCCTTGGTATGGTGGTGAAAAGCCAGAAGAAGAGGAAATGACTAGCCTAGCTTTAACGGTTCATAATCGACTTGCCAGAGAGTTTGGCGAAAAATATATTGGCACGGATGAGTATTATGAAAAAATTAGTGCTACAATACAGAAAAGATTCCCCGATTATTTCGGGAGCGAACCATCTGAACCTCGTGAAAAACCGAGAGCCAAACCAGCCGCAAATGTTGTAGCACCTGCTACACGTTCCGCCGCACCAAAAAAGATACAACTAACTACTACGCAAGTACAAATTGCTAAAAGACTAGGTGTACCACTTGAACTTTACGCCCGCAAGGTTGCTGAACAAAATGGAGATAGATAATGACTACTGGAACAATTAAATTAAATCGTGATACTGAGACTCGTGAAAAAGATACCCGCCCTGTAAATATGTGGGCGCCACCTGAAACACTGCCAAGTCCAGCACCGAGAGAAGGTTGGGTCCATAGATGGTGCAGAACTTCCTTAATGGGAGCAGCTGATCCAATGAATATCTCCAAGAGCCGTAGGGAAGGTTATGAACCTGTAAAGGCAGAAGACTACCCAGAGCTAATGTCCCACGCGTCCTTGGATGGTCAGTTTAAGGGGTCGATTGAAATTGGTGGCTTAGTTTTATGCAAAGCTCCAAAAGAAATGATGGAACAAAGAGCAAAGTATTACGAAAGAGTAGCAGATTCACAAATGGAATCTGTAGATAGTACCTATATGAAAGAGAACGACCCGCGTATGCCTATGTTTAAAGATAGAGAAACAAGGGTTACTTTTGGTGGTAAATAAATTAATTTTGGAGGTTTAAAATGGCAACAGTATCAGGTCCTTATGGATTAAAGCCAATTAACCTTATCGGTGGCCAACTTTTTAATGGCGGTGTGATTCGTGAGATTCCACTAACTGTTAATAACTCAGCGGCTATCTATAATGGTGATTTGGTTCAAATTGGCGCAGCTTCTGCTGGTCAGCCAACAGTGGTAACAGCTACTCCTACAACATCTTCTGTTGGTTTAGTCGGTGTTTGCGTAGGTGTACGTTATCAATTGTCAACTCAGCAACTTGGCTATCCTTTATATGCTCAGTATTTACCAGCTAACGCTGTTACTTCTGGCTACACAAATATTTTTATTCGTGTAATGGATGATCCAGATGCATTGTTCCAAGTTCAGTCTTTGGGTTCCATCCCAGCAACTGCTATTGGTAAAACAATTGCATTAGCAAACTTTACTGCTGGTACTTCTAGCTCAACAGGTAACACAACTACTGGTAACTCAGTCGTTGCTCTTGCTTCTAGTGCAGCTAATACCGGCGCTTTAGCTTGCCGTATC